CTCCCTTGCTTCGTTCGGTGTCATTATACCTGTATTTACAAGCGTGGCATAGTAGCCCGCTTGGTCTCTTAACTCTGGTTGTAGTGCAGGTATATCTGATACATTTTCATCAAGTTTGAAACCGAAAAATCTCTCGAAAGCATATGCTATTTTTGTAGTAATAGGCAATATGGTTTCTAAATAAAACAAACGGTGGTTTGGTCGCAAATTAGCGTTGTTACCACTATCCATTAAGATTGGTGGTACACCTAACGCTTTTAAGATTATCTTTTCATTATTGCTAATGCCTTCTTGAAAATCTAAATCTTTAAAACTAACTTCTGTTAAGTTTTCCACTTCTAAACCACCGTCTAAGAACAATGGTCTCCTTCCACCTGACTGTGGATTGTATCTAGCAACCCAAGCCTGTAACATTCTTTCTTTAATTTTTTCAGAAAGAGTATTTGGTGATTTTAGTACCAATCCTGGTACTGCGCCATTTTTAAAGAAGTTATCCTGAAACTTTCTCATGCTTGTTAGTAACTGCATAGTTCTAAAAGCTGGTTTGAGCCTCGGTACTCCTCTATAAATGGAATTAAAACTGTTTTCTTTAATATGAATTATCTCACTAGGCGAGTACTCTATAGTGTTATCATAAACATACTTTTCTACATAAGTACTGTCATCACTATAAATAGTTACATGCTGTGCTGGAAGATGGTAAAGATGTCTACCATCATAATATACAAAGATATTACCATCAATAATTAAGTCTATCAAAAGATTTCTTTTAAAGCTGCTTACGTCTTGAAATGGATTAGGTTCTTTGTTTAATAACAAGTCTACTCTAGTTCTTCTTATTTCTTTCTTTATAGGACTTATGCCCTGTATTTTTTCTCCAACATCAAAAGGTACTTCAGCTGCGTCGTCCACTATCATGTTGACTGACCTGTTTACTACTTCTAATGTTTCGTATGCTTGTCTGTAATTAGTAGGATTTTCACGACTATCAATGGTCATTCCTTGGTCGCGAGATATAACATACTGCGAAGGATTTAGTTTCTCCTCATCGTTTCTGCCTATAAATCTATCATACCATGCCATATTTGTCTCTCTGTATCTCCACCCATTTTTCTTGTTTTTTCGCTGTTTGTAGTTTGGGTCGTTTTCCGTATATTGTATGCAATCTCATGTGATGCATATGACATAAAGTAACAGCTTGGTTATAAACTTCGTTATAGTTTTCTTTTATGAAATCTTCACGAAGTGCTAATATCTCTTCCTCGGTTTCTATGATGACCTTTTCCTTTTTCATCCACCATTCTAATAACTCGGTTAATCCGTTGAAATGATGAAAGTCCAGATTCTCTGTACTTCCGCAAATGTGACACTCCGTTCCTTTTTTATATTTAGACTTCGCCTTGTCACGAACATATTTAACTAAATCTCTCTTTAAAGTCATAAACCTACTCGTATAATAGAATTATATCGTAAATTTAAACTCATGTCAAGAACTATTTTTGATAGGTATAATTAGAATGTAGTGGCACTTGTCTCAAACGAATACATCGCGTATCGTATCGCATCGGCCATGTGAGATGCATAGTTGTGTTTAGGTTTTTCTTTTAATAAGTTAGGGTTTGGATCCCACTGATACTGATCTAAACACAGTAGAGATTCTTTACACGACTGATGAACGAAAAGTTGATCGTTGTCTACTATAGTAGCTACACATCCTATACCATCTAGTACTGACTTTTTGGCATTGATAGTAGTAATATCATAGTTTTGTGCAAAATCGAATCTTGTTTGTTGGGCTGCGGAATCAATATAAATATAATCTATGTCCCACTTGTTAATAAGCTTCTGTATTTCAATAGCATGCTGCTCTGTAGTCCTTTCACTGTTAAGATACTCATCTACTAAGTAAAATTTTTCAGCATCCCAGTCATATGCAATAACACAGAAAGCTGTGGGGTCTTTATACCCTACGTCCATTCCTGCGAATATATCCATACGTCCAGTTTCTAGCTCTGCTAAGTCCGAAATCTGTGTTTCATGATTAAAATTCCATACTTGTCCTTCAAATACATTGAAGTCAGCCAAATATTCTTGGTTAAACTCGTTTTCTGACATAGTTTTCTTAGCTTCTGCTATATCAGAGTCAGATAATCTTGGATTTTCGTGGTAAGTTGCCCTAACTGATGCCCATTCTGGAAATTCATCACTAAATCCTCTGTGCCAAAACTCTGCAAACCAGTTATTTCTACCCCTAGGTGTAGATATAAAGATTGCTTTGGAGTTTGCTTTATCTAGTGTGGGCCTGAGCGCAACATTGAAAGCATCCTTGCCGTCAACAAGGGCTGCTTCGTCGAATATGATGAGATCATAAGATCTACCCACAACTGAATCCACTTGGTTAACAGAACCCATACGGATTGTAGAACCATTCGATAGTTCAATAACTTTATCTTTTGCATTATCTCTAGTAACCTCTAAATCAAAATGTTTAATCAATTGTCTTTGTAAATCAAAAGAGATTTGAGACAATGAATAGTTCGGTGACATTAATAATACATTAGAACCTGGTACTAAAGTGATTAATTGACCGATTATATTTGCTATATATGTCTTGCCTTGTCTACGAGAGATCGCAGCACAGACAAAACGGTATTTGGGATTGTTGATAGCGTTGATTAACGCTGTCTGGGAAGAATTTGGACTTACACCTAATAACTCCATGTAATCACCTATAGGTAGTTTGATAAATTTATTCTCATCAAACTCCATTAGGTTAGTACTAAGTATATCTTTTCTGCTTAATGTTATCAATGTATAGTCTCGTTAAAAAATTCAAATAGTTCGTCTTCGTTATCAAAAAGTCCTGCTTCTTGACACTTATTGTAAAGGTATAAAAAGGAGGCTGACACTTGTTTTAAGTTTTTCTCGGCTTTGGAAAGAGTACGCTTATCTTGCATCTCCATCATTTTACTTAAAAAGTTATTAGCATGGATTTGACCTTCATCTAACCATACTTTTCTGCCATCAATTTTGGGAATTCCCATATTATCTCCTTTTTACCATTTAACTTTATTTGCCCAATAAGCTGCTGACATCTTGCCTCGGGCAATATTCTTTCTATGTCTAGCTTTAAAACTTTTACGTTTCATCTTCATTCTACGAGACTCTCCAGCTTTAGGTTTCCCTGCTGTCTTAGCTCCTTTCTGTCCAAAACGTATAGTTTTAATCTTGTTTCCTACTTTTGCCACTACAATGTGTGACTTAGTACGATGGCCAGGTGTTCGTTTGGGCTTATTGAATCCACTTACACCTGCTCTTTTTAGTCTAGGGTCGCGCTTACGTGGCATGATTATCTCCTTTTACGAAGTATCTTACCTGCTCCTTTCTTACTAAATTTTGCTCGCTTAGGCTTAGTAGTCTTACCAAATCTTGGTCCAACTGCTTTAGCTCCTGCGGCATATCTGAGAGCTTCCATACTGTTAGGGTTTTTACTGTTTACAGTAGCACCTGCAGCTGAGTTCATGTCTCTAGTGACACCTCTCTTTAATTTATGTTTACGAATCTTTTGAGTGTTGTGTACACCAGTAGGTCCGCTTAAAAATGATCCTGTTCTAGCCATTTTTGTCTCCTATAAGCTTTTTCAATTGCTTATCTCGAAAATCACACTCCTTCATAGTAGCGTAGTTTTTCAGTTTTATTAGATTGGAAAGTGTTCTGCGTCTCTTTATTATAAGAGCTGCTACTGATATCTCAATCTGTGCCAACCTTTGCGTCATTTCAAACTTCTGGTCAAGTGCACGATTGGTCATCTTACTTTCTCCTTCTCTTAGTTGTTCTTCTTTTTCGTTTTACAAAAGTAGATACATTCCTTGGCTTGCCACCAGGATTACCTGCTCTCCTCTTGCGTGTTACTGCAGATCGTTTCTGCGCCGAAGTCATTCTACGGGCTTTACTAGCTGGTACGCATTTGGGATAGCCTCCCTTGCTTCGTGCAGATTTTCTTCCACACGGAGGATGTCCGCCACCTTTTCTCTTACGAGAGATGTCTACCCATCCTTCTTTGAACCATTTAGTTAATCCACCTTTAGGTTTTGCCATTACTTCCTTCTTTTACGTCCAGTACCCATACGATACCTTCCGCCTTTGGCTTTGTAAGTTTTTACTAGCCATCCATTAGCATACGCTGATGGGTATACCTTAAACTTTCTCTTTGCTTGTGCTTTTACTCTAGCATAAAGAGTAGGGTTTGTAGGTACTGGACGCTTCTTAGCGGCCTTCTTTCTTTTTCTTGCCATTGAATCTCCTCAATGCATAGTGGGCATTTCAGCCCACTATACCCCCGAAATGTTATTTGTCTTTAGCTTTACCAACATTTAAGGCAAACCAGTCTACTAACATGTAGACTTTCTTCATCCAACCGTCATCTATAGGGGTTGGAGTCAAAGCTGCTATTAGAGAACAGATCATTACCACTGTCGGTAATACTGCTATCCAAGCTGTTAACCATTCAAAGAATCCTAACATACTTATCTCCTATCGTACTAAAAAGTACTCCTTGCGATGTATACGCGTCCTAGTAGCCTTGGCCACCAGGGTTATCATTTAACGTGTTTAATTTACCACGCCAAATTGATTGCTTATTTACCTTACCGCCATGGCTGTAAAACCACGGTAGTCCAGTTACATAAGTATTCAAGATCCTCTCGAGTCTAGTTTTATTTTCTATTTTTACAGTATATCTATAAAGGTTTTTAGTGCTAAAATCTACACAATATAAACCTCCAAAGTTAGCATTATTATTTTCTAACTTTCTTGCTTCTTCTAAATTTTTAACGCAGATAGTATTAAACTTATCTAATCCATATTGGAATTTTCGTACACTATTAGTTGCGTCTCGAGTGATCGTAATTACTTCATCTTGAACGCTAATTGTGTGTGCATCTGCCCAGATACAGAAGGGTTGTAATCCGATAACTCCAAAGTTATCTCTGCCTTCGTTCTCTAGTCTTTCCCAAGTATCTTTCTTGAAGAATCTAGTGTTGCCTTTTCTAGAAAATATCTGACCATAGTATACAGGCACTTCCCTATCCCTTGGGACTGCATTATCGTAGTAGTATGTTCTTGATATTTCGTATGGTGTTTTCTGCATAATTTTAGTTAAGGGCGGACTGGAGACCCCTCGATATTTTTCCGTGTCATGATATAATATCATGCTCTTTAGCTTAGTATAAGGTCATCCAGTCCTAAACTTTGATCACCTCCTCAGGTTACTTCTTGCGCTTTCTTTTTAAGATCGCTTGTTGTAGTTTCTTAGGTAGTTTCTTTTGGGCAGCTGTTAAGCCTCCCATTGACTTTTTCTTCTTTCCGCCTTTCTTCTTTGGTCGGCCTCTTTTAGAGCCGTAAGTTCCTTTGCCTTTGGGCATCTCTCTCTCCTAAGTCCAACGAGGTGGCTCGTCTGGACACTCAGCCCATCTTAATTTAGTTTTGAGGGGCATAAAACAATGACATATCTTACAAGTCTTCCAAAACTTACTATAGTTTGGACACTTCTGACATATCTTTAGTCGTTCTTCGTGTGTCTTTTTATTCGTTGAAGTCTGCGTGGTAATTCGTTCCATACTCATTTAGTTTATTTATCCACCAATCTTGTGAATGTATACTAACGTGAAAATTAGTACCATCACTAAACGTTTTGATTGCTGGTTTAGTATCTATATGAAAGTAACAGAAATTTCCTAAAAAGAAAACTTCATGTAGTATTGAATCTACTTCATCTGGTAGTATATGTTCCATAACATCTACACAGAGTACTAAATCAAAATACTTTGAACTAACTCCCGGTAACTTTGCATACTCCTTCATATACGGGTCATAAAGCTTTGGCATTGGTATACCCCACTCTTTGTGGACTTCTTGTCTTGTATACTGCCAACCTTTACCACATCCGTAGTCTAATACATTGTAAGGATTTACTTTTTTAATCACCTCATGTATTTTTTCTTTGTTCTTTATAGTTGTTCTACCACTCATTGTAGTAGTGTTCTCATGAACCCAAGTATATTCGTTTGCTAGTTGTTCTTTACTTATCACGTCTTATACGCTTTGGGTTATGTGATTTTCTTCTTAGGTTCTTCTTTCTTGCTAAAAGTTTCTTTACCCTTGCTGAAAGTTCTGGAGAGTCATTTTCTTTCTCCACTGCATCTTGTAGTGCGTCTTTTATTTGTTTACCCATTCTAGTGCTAACTCCTTAGTTTTAAATATTTCAAGGCTAGTACCTTTTAAATGCCACATACCTCTTTTTTCATAAAGTTCCCATCCTTCTGGTACTTCTCTCTTAACAACCTTTTTCATCTTAGGTGCTTTTGTTATATCTTTTTTCTTGTAATCCATTTCCATGATTTTCTCCTACATAATTGTAAACATACTTGCTACGATGCCAATTAATGACATGAGTAAAAACCCTGCGCATCCTAATAATATAGTTTCTATTCTTGAGACTTGATCGTCAATTCCATTAAATCTATTATCAGCTCCTTTCTCCATATTCTCTAAATTATTAAATACCGTCTTCCAGCGTTCAGCACAAATAGCTTCGTGTTTTGCTAATTCCGCAGCTACCTGCTCAATTTCCTGCATGTTATTCCCCTTTTGCTTGTGGAAGTTTCCACATCTTTATCCAAATTATATCAAAAATTATACCTGGTGTCAAGTACTATTTTCGTATGGTATAGATTTTAACTGGTTCCGACTTGCCTTTTACAGTTACCTCGTCTAGAAACTCATACTCATAACCATCTACTAAACTGTGTTCGGATATAATTAAATCCGCATCATAATTCTTACAACTTGATTCTAGTCTAGCAGCCAGATTAACAGCATCGCCCAGAACACTGTAGTCAAAGCGTGTAGTACTACCAAAGTTACCCACCACGCACGGCCCGGAATTGATTCCAGCGCCTGTATTAATTTGATCAAGGCCCTCTTCTCGAAGTGTTTCATTTAGTTCCTCTAAGGCTATTCTCATTTCTATAGCCGCTTTTGTTGCATTCTCTATATGATTCTCGTCAGGAAGCGGAGCTCCCCAGAAAGCCATGATGCAATCTCCCATATACTTATCAATTGTACCTCCATGCTTGAGAATTATCTCAGTCTGGTTGTCAAGGAAACGATTAATGAGACTCGTAAGTCCTTGTGGATTTTTTTGATATTTTTCTGAAATCGGTGTAAATCCTCTGATGTCAGAAAAAAGAAAAGTTAGTTGTTCGGTCGACCCACCGAGTCTCAGTAATGTTGGGTCTTCCTGTAATTTTTTTACTAAGTCTGGACTTACGTACGTCCCAAATTGTTGTTTGATTTGAAGTTTCTGACGATACTCGGAAAGGAAACTCAGGAAAGTATGATAGCCCCAATAAAGAATCGAGACTACTACGACACCATTAAGGTTAAGTAAGTAGGAAGATTTATAAGCATATCCCATACCATACATAGCACCTACTATTACTAGTACTAAAGCTATTATAGAAATATAGACTCTACTAACCGTAAGAGCCAATAAGGTGAGGCTAAGTAAACCGAAGGCAAGCTTGCCAGAAAGAGTCCACGCTGGAGCAGACGGTGCGGTACCTGTGATAAGATTGTGTAAAATGTTTGCTTGTATTTCATGTGGGTATTTAGCCCCCGCAGGGGTCGGCACAGGGTTTGTTATTCCCTCTGCAGTCGTGCCGAAGATTACAAAAGGTGCATCGATCGGTTCTTGTAAGTATTCTAGTAATGATTGTTTATAGAAGGTTGTGTTCCAGTTAAGAAAGATACGAGCATTTGCATCAGTGTTCATAAGTGGATAGTTTGGTATTCTAACCCAAGAAACGCCTTCGCTTGTTGTTTTTAGCTGGTACGAAGGATCGTTTACTGCGACTCTTAAGAGTTCCAAGGCGAAACTCGGGTAGAGTTTTGACCCTACGTTTACGACTAGGGGAATACGACGAGTAACCCCGTCTATTTCCGGTGTAGCGGTTACTACTCCGATTCCCTTTATTTTTGATTCCAGCGTGGGTTCTGTAG